TATCTTGGCTAATCTAGCGACTTACCGATCAACGCTTGCCGCGACTCTTGCAGCTGCCGGGCGCGTAGTTTACTCATACCCTAATGAGAACATCACGCCACCTGCCATTGTGCTTGTGCCGGGATCTCCTTACATCACGGTGTCAGCCATTGGCGGCGCTCGATGCAATGTGCGATTCGACATCACAGTGATCGTCAACGCAGCTGACAACCAAGCGGCCTTGGCCAATTTGGAAACTTTAATCTTTAGTGTCACGGATCTACTAGCCAATAACATCTCATTTTTGGGTGGATGGTCACAACCCACAGTCCAGCAAATCGGAAACGCCGATATGCTAATCAGCCAACTCAACATCGAGATGGTCACAACCAACTAGAAAGGCAAGTCATGCCAGCAACATACATAACTGGTCGGAATCTGACCTTGAGCATCAACTCGGTGTCATACGCAGATCAGGCAAGCACAGTCACATTGGAACGCGAAAACAATCAGCAGGTGTTGGAAGTCCTATCGGGTCGCGCTTACAAGACCGTTGATAAGTTTGCAACATTAAACGTGGAACTATACCTAGACGACACAGCCAGCGCTGGCATTATTTCAGCGCTATGGGATGCAGCCAACAGCGCGCCAGATACATCTTTGGCTTTCAGTTTCGATGTAAACGGTGACACATTTACTGGCAACGTATTCCCAGTATTTCCAACAGTCGGTGGCGCGGCCACTGACGTACTGTCCACATCTCTCAGCTTTGTTGTTGAGGATGGAACAGTCGCTAGAGCCTAACGAATAGAACAGGGCAACCATTATGCAATACAACGTCACTACAAAACAGGGCAACAACTACATAGTGAGCGATGAGTCGGCTTGGCTGTGGATTGAGATCGAACGTGAACTCGGTTACACAGTCAGCCAGGCAGCTGAAAAGATGAGCAACGGTTCATTAGATGTCATTACTTGTATGCTGTTCAAGGCCGCCAAGGCCCAAGGGCATACAAAGATGCCAAACCAGCAAGCCTGGGTAACCAATGAGTTTGAAACCTTTGAGGTGGTCGAGGAAAACCCAAAAGAGAGTTAAGGGATGCGCTGGTCAGGATCGCAACATCAACCGGCATACCCTTGAACGATCTGATGGACTGGTCGCTCGCAGACATTAACACAGCGCTCACGCTGATACTAGAGAGGAATGGTCATGGCTGACAAAGTAACAGTCAAAATGACCCCTGACTCTCGGGATCTTAAATCGCTTTACAAGGCATTTCGTGAGATGGATGACGGGGCTAAGAAAGCCCTAAAGGATGATGTCACAAGCATTAGCCAATGGTCAGCTGGAGAAATGCAAGTAAGTTACAACCTGAACCCATTGCCAGCCCAAGCGCAAAAGGTCGCAGCTACAATCCGAGCCAACAAAGATCGCATACCCAACGTCACTATTGGTGGCAGTAAAGGCCGATTTAGTGGTGGCGCGGTATCTGGTCAAGTTTTGTTTGGTTCAGAGTTTGGTGGGCCAGCGCCGTTCGAGAATGGTGGTCGGCGCTTTCCTGATCGCTCACCTGCTCAAGGTCGAGGCAATGAGGGCTACGGCATTTTTATTACACTCAAGAGAATCCAGCCAGAGTTAACGCGCCGATGGAAGTATGCGGTTCAGCGTAGAGTTATAGAAAAGTGGGATGATAACAATGGCTGACGTGAGAACACTCAAACTCAACCTACTTGCAGATGTAGATCAGTTTGGTCGAAGCCTAAACAAGGCTGATAAGGATGCCAAAGGATTTGCTGGTGGCCTTAAGAAATACGGCAAAATTGCCGCAGCTGCTTTTGTTGTTGCTGGCGCTGCTGCTGCCGCCTACGCAGTAAAGATCGGCATAGATGGAGTCAAAGCCGCAGTAGAGGATGAAGCCTCACAAAAACAACTTGCCATTGCCCTAAAGAATACGACTAACGCGACTGATGCTCAGATAGCCAGCACCGAGGAATACATCACCAAGCAACAGTTGGCTTTTGGTGTAGCCGATACTAAGTTGCGCCCGGCACTGGCTAACTTAGCCCGAGCCACTGGCGATGTCGGCAAGGCTCAACAACTTACAAACTTGGCACTAGACATAGCCGCATCTACTGGCAAAGATCTCGAAACCGTATCGCTAACACTTAGCAAGGCTTACAACGGCAACATCGGGGCGCTCACAAAGTTAGGCATTCCACTAGATGATGCGATCAAGAAATCTGGCGACTTTAACCTAGTCCAGGGTGAATTGGTCAGACTATTTGGCGGCGCTGCCAAAGCCAATACTGAAACTTACGCTGGCCAGTTAGCAATCGTCACCGAACGTGTCGGCGAACTCAAGGAATCTATCGGTGTGGCATTACTGCCAACCATGAAAACTTTGCTAGAAAACGTAAACCAAGTGGCCAAGGGATTCAGTGGCGATGATCCCGAGGGATTAAGCCTACGCGCCAGAGAACTAGCTGGGGACTTTTCAGGCAATGGCGCAAATAGCCTGGGCGGATCACTTAAGGCAGTTGCCGATGCTTTTGCCAAACTATTTACCACGATCACCGAGGATGGCGATGAGTCCACTAGCACTTTGCAGACTTTTGCCAATGCTTTGGAATCGGTTGCCAATGGCATCAACGCAATTACACGGGCTTATGGCAAGGTAGTTGCACTTGGGGACAAGTTTAGAAATAGCCTTGTGGGTCAATTTGTTTATGCCGAGGGCAGGTTCACCCCAGAGAATGCGCCCGGCAGAGCAGCTGGCGGATCAGTTATGGGTGGTCAGCCTTACCGCGTAGGCGAGTTTGGCCCTGAAGTGTTTGTGCCATCAGGCTCGGGATCTATTCGCCCAGACAATGGATCTGGCCAAGGCGTAACCATAATAATGAACGGTGTCATAGACGGTGAGTCTGCTCGCCGTAGCATTGAACGCCTACTCCAAGACTCCTCAAGGCGTACAGGGGCAGTAAATCTAGTCGGGGCTACATTGTGACCACCTACGATCCTTATCCCACAGTGACTTTTGCAGGGGCTACAACTTACGCGGATAACACGATCGCATCTATCTCGATCCGATCTGGCCGTGACGATGTAACCAGCCAACCGCAACCAGGCTACGCATCCATAAGCCTTTGGACAGATGCCAGCGATCCTTTGAACGTGGCCTTGAGTCAGTCTGTGTCAATCTCGATAGACAAGGGAACATCAGGCACACAGGAAATCTTTGCTGGCATAATTTCGGACATAGACATCAGCCTGGATGCTTACGGGTCAGAGGGTTCTATCGCTCGCTACGCCATTACAGCCGTTGGCCCACTTTCGCAGCTGAACCGTCACTTGGTCGGCGGCAGCAATTACGCCAAAGAGTTTGACGGCACTCGAATCCTAAACATCCTTAGTGAAGCCTTTTTGCAATCGTGGTCAGATGTTGGCGCAACGATAAAATGGTCAGATTTGCCGAACGGCGTGACTTGGGCAAGTTACGATGCAACCAATCAAGCCTTGGTCGATAATTTGACGGCCAATGTCGATGTGCCGGGGCAATACGAATTACAGGCCTACAACGATGGCGAGGCCGATGCCTACACACTGACAACCAATGCAGCCAACTCGGGGCGCGGTGTGCTTTGGGAGGGTGGCGATGGAGATCTGCACTATGACGATTACCAAGCCCGAGCCAGCGCAACGCCACTGGAACTCACAGCTGACGACATTCTCGCCCGAGGCTTACGCACCGCCGCACAATGGGGCGAAATTGTAAACGATGCCAACGTGACATACCGGGCAGGTACTGCCAACGCCAGAGATGAGCAATCGGTCATTCTCTATGGACAGTTGTCAGGATCTCGCACAACCCAACTGCACAACAAAAGCGATGCTGAAGCACAGGCGGCCGACTTTATCGAGTCAAGGGCTTACCCAAGAATGTATCCAGAGCAAATCACGATCCCATTGCACTCGCCAACGGTTAGCGATGCCAAGCGCGATTCACTAGCTGCTGTCTACAACGGGCTAAGGATTAGCACAACCGCATTGCCAGCAGTCTTTGGCACAACCTTTGATGGCTTTGTCGAGGGCTGGACTTGGAATTTAACCCGATACACCGCCGACCTGACCCTGACTTGCTCGGCATATTCCGAAACTTACTCATCCGTAATCTGGTATCAAATACCACCAACCACAACTTGGGCAGGGTATACTCCAAGTACGACAGAATGGCAGGATCTATAAATGGCAACTACTACTCCGAACTACGGTTGGGATGTGCCAACCTCGACTGACTATGTTAAAGATGGCGCGACTGCTATCGAAACACTTGGCGATGACATTGACGCCACGCTTTGGACTGCCCTCGGTGGGGCTTACCCGGGACTACGTTTGATAAAAAAACAAACCATTGGCTCAGGCGTTTCATCTGTATCTGTCACTAACGCTTTTAGCGCGACATACGAAGCCTACAAAATTGTTATTACTGGCGGCGCAGCATCCACAAACGCTAACTTGTCTTTTGCGCTGACTGGCTCAACTTCTGGTTACTACATAGCCCTAATGAACAGCCAATATAACAACACCGCACCCGTCAATAGTGGGTTATCAAATACAAGTTCTTGGGCTTTTAGTAACGCATTTTCAACAACTTTCCTTAATTTTAATATGGAAGTTTTTAATCCTTTCTTGGCAAAACAAACATTGTTTAATAGTGCTTACATAAGTCCAACTAACATCGGTTTTGGTGGCGGTTATCATGACGTTGCGACATCCTATTCTGGATTTACTATCGCAACAGCATCTGGAACTATTACGGGTGGCACGATCTACGTTTACGGATATGGAGCGAGTTAATGTCAAATCCTTTAATTCAAATTGACGATGAAATACGCGAAATGACGGATGAAGAATATGCCGTGTATCAGGAAGAAATAGCTGGCGCGGAAGATATGCCAGTTTAACAATCAACACAGGGCCATGACACGAAAGGGCAACTCATGGCCTTACCAATTAAGAACGGCAAGATTACAACTGCCTACAAAAAGGCTGGCAAGATGTGGTCAAAGGGCTATCACACAGGCGTTGACTTTGCAGTACCCACCGGTACACCTGTATTGGCCGTAGCTGACGGCAAGATAGAAAACGCCAACTGGGGTAAGGCTTACGGTAACCAGGTTGTGCAAAAGGTCGAGGGTGGCTGGGTAATCTATGCACACCTAAACAAAGTACGGATTAAGCCTGGCGCAATGGTTAAGGCTGGGGAACTTGTAGGCGAGTCTGGATCGACTGGCAACTCGTCAGGGCCACACTTACATTTTGAAATGCGCGACAACATTCGCTGGTCAAAGGGTACAGACCTAGATCCGAAAGACATCTTGGCATCATGAATAAGACCAAAAACATTTTGCTACGCATGGTGGCAGTCTTTGCAGCTAGTAGCCTGTCAGTCGTTGGCGCATCAGCCGTAGCAGGTGTAGAGCCAGCCAAGGCGATCATCATTGCTGGCATTGGTGGCGTAGCCGTTGTAATCGAGGGACTAGCCCGAGCATTCCTAAAGGATGGCTCACTTGACGACGCAGAGATTAACGACATCTTTACAAACGCCGACAAGGATCTGGACAAGTAATGGCAACACTTTGGAAAGTTGAAAGCGGAAAGTCTAAGCAAACTATCGCGCCAAAAACTTGGACATGGGTCGAGTACCCAAAGGGAATTGCCTACAAGGTCGACAAGGCTGGCCAGTGGGAATGGATCACAATTTTGCGCGTTGAGTTCAGCAAGGGTGGCTCGGTACTGCGTGGCCGCTTTGGTCGTTACCCTGGCACTGACAAGTTAGATGAAACTGGTCACGATGATAAGAACATCGGCGGCTGGGATGGCAAGGTTTATCACCTGCACTGGTCACACACCATCGACTGTGATCCGTCAATGCCGGTGGGCTTTTGGATCTGGCATGATTCAGCTGCGCCGATAGTCCTAGATGGCAGACAGATCAAGGCCAAATTAGTCTGATGAATAAGCCTTTGAGAGTGGCAGTTGTCGCTTTCATCGTAGGGTTCACGATGCTATTGCAACCGCTCAAAGCATTCGCCGCAACTGGCTTTGCCGAGATTACTTGTGGCGATCCGATAACTGGCGAACAGCAGACATTCTCAACTGGTTGGGATAACTCGAACCCATACTTTGAGGGTAA